GACGAGGCAACGCGAAGGCGCTCTACGACGGCTCCGGGAAGTACATCCCCAAGTCGGTGCGCCCCGTCGAGGAAGTCCACTAGGACTACCATGTTCATGTGCCCAAGGTGCGGTGGACCACCCAGTGCGCCGGTGGATGTGGGACGACCCTCACCATCGGGGCTCTGGCGACCCGTCTGCACGGAGGAATGTGGTGCCTGCCATGCCTGAGCAAGCACAAGCGCACCTGCCTGACATTACGGCCTTCCGCACCTGGAAGCCGGAGTACCAGGCCAAGGCTCTAGCCCTCCTCCAGGAGGCCGAGAACACCAAGTGGCGGCCGTTCTTCTGCGGCAACCCGGCCTGCGACGGAGACCCGCACGACGAGTGGGACTTCCAGCACGCCCGCTCCGACCAGCGGCCCCCCAAGTGGAGCGACGACTGGCTCACCCTGCTGTTCTCGGGCGGTCGAGGGTCCGGCAAGACTCGCTCGGGGTCCGAGATCACCCACAAGGTCACCGAGAAGGTCGGCCAGATCATCCTGGTCGCCGCTACCAGCGCCGATATCCGCGAGACCCTCGTCGAAGGGCCGCTGTCCGGGCTCCTTGTCACGGCACCGCCCGGCAAGAGGCCCCAGTGGGAGCCCTCGAAGAAGAAACTGACCTGGCCCAACGGTGCGGTGGCCCGGGGCTTCTCCGCCGAGGAGCCGGACCGGCTTCGTGGACCCGAGTCGGGCTTCATTTGGGCCGACGAGCCCGCCCACTGGGACAATGTCGAGGAGTGCTGGACCAACATGCAGTTCGGGCTGCGCGTGAAGGGTCCAGTGCCCCCCAAGATCGTCGCCACCACCACCCCGCTGCCCACCAAGTGGATGCGCAACCTCGTCAAGGAGCCCGACACCGTCGTACGACGTGTCTCGACGTACGCGAACCTCGTCAACCTGGCCGAGCCCTTCAAGAAGGTCATCCTCGCCAAGGAAGGCACCCGGCTGGGGCGTCAGGAGATCCACGGGGAACTCCTGGAGGACGTCGAGGGCGCCCTGTGGAACTGGGACATGTTCCAGTGGGTCGAGGAGGCCCCCGACCTGACCAGGATCGTGGTCGGCGTCGACCCGGCAGGCACCACCAACCGGCGCTCCGACGAGACCGGCATCGTCACCGTCGGGATCGGGGACGACAAGTGCCTCTACGTGCTGGGCGACCTCACCGGCAAGTACAGCCCCGAGCAGTGGGCGCGGAAGGCCAACGGCGAGTACGACGACATGATGGCCGACGCCATCGTGCCGGAGAAGACCTACGGGCAGGACATGGTGCGCTTCACCCTGGAGAACGCCGGGTACAAGGGCGCCCGGATCATCCCGGTGGAGTCCCGGCGCGGCAAGGCGATCCGAGCGGAGCCCATCGTGGCCCTGTACGAGAAGAAGAAGGTCTTCCACGTCCGGCCCCGGGGGTCCGACAGCCTGTCCGCTCTGGAGGACGAACTCACCTCCTGGGTGCCCGGTGGAAAGTTCCCCTCACCCAACCGTCTGGACGCCCTGGTGCACGCCGCCACGGAACTCGCCAAGCACGTCATGCCCGCATCGTTCGCAAACCCCGTTACCCTGCTGCGTAACTGGCGTAACCCTGGAGGAGTCTCTTGACCACGTTCGAGTGGGTCGCTGTCGCTGTCGTCGCCGTCACCTCGGCCGCGAGAATCACCCGTCTGGTCACCTGGGACAAGTACCCGCCCAGCATGTGGTTCCGCAACCTGTGGCGGAAGGTCACCAAGGACGGCGACTGGTCCATCCTCGTCGAGTGCGGCTACTGCTTCGGGGTGTGGGCCGCCGGTGGCGTCGTGCTGTGGGGCTACCTCGTCGACTTCGACACGGCGTGGTTCCTGTTCAACGGCTGGATGGGCGCCTCCTACCTGGCCGCGATCATGGTCGCCTTCGACGGGGATGACGGCTGATGGCCGGGCGCACCCGCAGGCGGGACGCCTCCGCTGCCGACATCCAGAACGTCCTGGTCGCCGCCGCCACCCGGTACGGCACCGGCAACGGTGGAGGCAGCGCCGGTCGCATCTACCAGATGACCGACGAGTGGCAGCGCGAGTGCTACCGGCACTACGCCATCTGCGGCGAGGCCCGGTTCGCCGCCAAGTTCTTCGGCTCCGCCCTGTCACGGGCCACCCTGACCCTGATGAAGCCGGGCACCGACGGCCCCGAGCGCGTCACCAGCGGACCCGGCTTCGACGCCTTCGACGAGATGTTCGGCACCGAGCAGGGCAAGAAGGCCGCCCTGGACGCCGTCGGCCAGCACCTCACCATCGCCGGTGAGTGCTACGTGGTGGGCCGCGAGGTCGGCGCCGACGAGGAGTGGGAGGGCCAGCGCCCTGAGGGCACCTTCTGGGAGGTGCTGTCGATTCTGGAGATCACCGCCAGGGGTGACGCCTGGACGGTGAAGAAGTACGGCCACCCGGACGTGCCGCTCGCCCCCGACGACGTGGTCATCCGCATCTGGACCCCGGACCCGCAGGTGCGGGCCAAGGCGGACTCGCCCTTCAAGGCGCTACTGCCGGTGCTCTCGGAGATCGAGCACCTCACCCTGCACATCTTCGCCCAGGTCCGGTCGCGGCTCATCGGCGCCGGGATCCTCTGGGTCAGCCAGGGCCTCACGTTCCCGCCCCCGCCTGAGGTGGACGGCGAGACCCCGCAACTCAACGAGGCCCAGGCGCTGATGCTCAGCCTGGCCGACGCGATGATCCCCACCATCAAGGACCAGGGCAACCCGGCTGCTGTGGTGCCCATCGTCATCACCGCTCCGGGCGACGAGATCGACAAGCAGAAACTGATGCACTTCTGGTCCGAACTGGACGAGAAGGCGCTGGAGATGCGCAACGACGCGATCCACCGCTTCGCCCTCGGCATGGACCTGCCGCCCGAGCAGGTGCTGGGGATGTCGTCCAACCAGGGCACCGGCGGCGGCACCTCGAACGGCGTCTCCCACTGGGGCGCCTGGCAGATCGAGGAAGCCACCATCAAGTTGCACATCGAGCCGATGCTCGACGTGGTGGTGGCCGCGCTCACGGTCGGCTACGTGCGGCCCGCCGTGGACGGCGACACCACCGAGTACGTCTGGTACGACACGGCCGCGCTGCGGCTGCGGCCGGACCGCTCGCAGGAGTCGATCCTGCTCTACAACCTGGGCTTGCTGAAGGGCGAGGTGGTGGTCAAGGAGAACGGCTTCACCGTCGCCGACATGCCGAACGACAAGGAGCGCCGGACCTGGCTGCTGCTGAAGGTCGCCACCGGCTCCGCCACCCCCGAGCAGGTGGCAGCGGCCCTCCGGGAACTCGGTGTCGACCTGGGAGACGTCGTCGGGACAGTCCCCAGGGAAACCCGGCCAGACCCGAGCCTGGACCCGCTGCCACCTCCCCGCCAGGAGCCCCAGCGCCAGGCCCTCGTCGCGGCAGCCGACGCGCTCGTGTTCCGCGCCCTGGAGCGGGCTGGGAACCGGCTCCGCCAGTCGGTCGGCAAGCCGCCCGGTGTGCCGTCGTACGAGACCCACACGCTGGTGCGTGCCAACGGCTCCGGCGAGGGACTGCTGGAGGACGCCTGGTCGTGTGCTCCGCAGGTGCTGGCCGGGATCGCCGACCACAAGGTGGTCATCCCTGTCCTGTCGGCCTACTGTCAGATGCTGTTCGCCGAGCAGCAGCCCCACGACCGCGAGCGGATGCGGGCCTGGCTAGAGCGAGGAGTGCCGGTGTGATCGTCATTCCCTGGCGCGAGGAGTTCACCGCCAAGCGGCGGACCGTCCAGGCCGACCTGGAGAAGCGGATCCTGCCCTACGCCCGCAAGGCCGTCGACCTCTCGGAGAACACCGACGGCTGGCGCGAACTCCTGCTGCTGGTCCGGCGGCTCTACGAGGACCAGTACCACGCCGAGGGCGGTGAAGGCTCACCGCCGACCCCGATCCGCTGGATCGACCAGTTGCACACCACGCTCCGCAAGACCACCCGGGGCGAGCGGTCGGCCCAGAACATCGCCACCTGGCTCGCCACCGTCATCCTGTCCGAGGCCACTGAGGCAGCGGCCATCGACGACGAGGAGGACCTGTGGCTGGAGTGGGTCACCATGCACGACAAGGACGTGCGGCACGCCCACGCTGACGCCGACGGCCAGCAGCGCCCCATCGGGGTCAGGTTCGACGTGGGCGGTCACAAGATGCGCAAGCCCGGCGACCCGTCGGCGCCCATCGAACTGTGGATCAACTGCCGGTGCACCCTGCGGCCGGTACTCGCCGACGAGGCCACACAGAACCTCGTGGCAGCGGCGGCAGTGCAGAATGGTTCCGACGAAGGAGAGCCCATGACCGACGAGCCCACCACCGACGCCACTCCTGGCGCCGTCCCCTGGTACGGGGTGATGGCGCCCGAGGACACCTGGTCCGGCGACAAGCGCAAGTTCGCGGCCGGTGTGCTCCGCACCCGACCGCTGCCGCTGCCGCTGTCCTGGCAGAAGATCACCAGCGAGGGTCACGACGGCTCCGTCACGGTGGCCCGCTGGGACCGCGCCGTCCGAGTCGGCAACGAGGTCCGCGCCACCGGCGTGATGCTCACCACCGCCGAGGCCGACGAGGTGATCGGCCTGATCGCCGACTTCGGCCAGTACGGCGTCTCCATCGACGCCGACGACTCCTCCTTCGAGTTGGACGAGGAGGCCGACGGTGTCGTCTTCACCGACGCCCGCATCTGCGGGGCCAGCATCGTCTCCATCCCGGCGTTCCACCAGGCGTTCATCGCTCTCGGCGACATGCCCGAGGGCTGGTTCGACGGCGGCACCGACCTGGAGCAGGACGGCGGCAGCCTGATGCAGGACGAGGCGCTGGCCGCCGCGCTGTCCTTCGACCGCGAGCAGGTCTACGCCGACATCGAGAACGCCTTCAAGGACCTGGCCCCTGGCAAGACCGAGGACGGCCCCGGCTGGCTCACCCACCCGGTCGACACCGACCGGCTGCGCGACTACTGGGTGCGCGGTCCGGGTGCGGCGAAGATCGGCTGGGGCACCGCAGGCGACTTCAACCGCTGCCGCCTCGCGGTGGCCGAGTACGTCAAGCCGCAGTACCTCAACGGCTACTGCGCCAACCGCCACTACGACGCCCTGGGCTTCTGGCCGGGCCGTCCGGTCGCCGGAGACACCGACGTGTTCGCCGGGCGCGAGGGTGAGGCTGCCGAGGCCATCTCGCTGGTGGCGTCCGACCAGCAGATCATCCAGCCGTCCGCCTGGTTCTCGATGGAGGAGCCCGACGAACTCACCCACTTCACCGTCACTGAGGACGGCCAGGTGTACGGCCACGTCGCCGGGTGGAAGCAGTGCCACGGGTCGTTCATGGACACCTGCGTGCTGCCGCCCCACTCGTACACCGACTACGCCCACTACCTGACCGGCCACGTCCTCACCGACGCAGGCCCGGTCCGCACTGGTCGGATCACCGTCGGCACGGAGGGCCACGCCCCCAACCGGATGTCGATGGCCCAGGCCAAGGAGCACTACGACAAGACCACCTCGGCGGTGGCCGACGTCACCCTCACTGAGGGCAAGCACGGCATCTGGGCCTGTGGCGCAGTCCGGCCCGGTGCGGACCCCGAGAAGGTGTACGCGCTGCGCGCCAGTGACATCTCCGGCGACTGGCGTCAGCCCGGCTGGGGTCAGGAGAAGGAGATGATCGCGGTGCTCGCGGTCAACCGGGGCGGGTTCAACATCCCCCGGGTCGCCGCCTCCATCCGCGACGGCCAGGTCATCTCCCTCGTCGCGGCCGGGATGATCACCAACGACACCCCCGAGGTGGACCAGACCGAGCGGCTCACCAAGGTGCTGGCAGCCCAGGTCGCCGAGCAGTTGGAGAAGCGCGAGGCCCGCCGGGCGAGGATGCGCGAACTGGCCGCATCCCTGGAGAAGGAGGAGACCAGTGGCGTGTAACTGCGGGGGAGCCAAGACCGCCCCCCAGACGTACGTCTACACCGCCCCGGACGGCTCCAAGAAGGAGTACCGCACCGAGGTCGAGGCGCGTGCGGCACAGATCAGGAACGGCAACAAGGGCACCTACGCCCCCAAGTGAGAGAAGCCCCAGCCATGATGCTCTACCTCGTACCGCTGCTGGACAACGACATCGATCCGACCGCGCACACCAGTTACGACCAGATCGCCATTCTCGGCGTGCTGATCTCGGCGGTCCTCCCACTCCTGGTGGGACTGGTCACCAAGGCGTCCACCGACCCGAAGATCAAGTCGCTCCTCCTGGTGGCGCTGACGGCCATCACGGCGGTGCTCACCGAGGCGCAGACCAAGGGGTCGTTCGTCTGGCAGCAGGCGCTCCTCACCTTCGTCGCCTCGTTCGCCACCGCCATGACCATCCACCTGGGCTTCTACCGGCCGACCGGTATCACGGGGGCGGTGCAGGGCACCCTCAACAAGGACGACACACCGATGGCGGCCTGACGCTGGCGGTCGAGTAGGGCACACTGATCCCCAACAGGAGGAACCAACATGGCACAGCCGCTCAACATCCCGCAGGGGGCCATCGTCGCGCCACGCGGCGGACACGTCCTGCTCACCGGGCCGATCAACACCACGGTCACCAAGGCGGACGGCACCGAGGTGGACGTCAGCGGTGCGGCGATCCTCGTCGACGACCAGGACGAGGCCGACGAGATCGCCTTCCTGATCGGCGAGCACTGGGTCGAGCACGGCCACCCCGACGACGTCGAGTTCGTGGACGACAAGAACGACCCGATGTACGGCCAGACCGTGCAGCGGCCGTTCGTGCACGACCACCCCAAGAAGTTCGACAAGCACCCGGCGAAGTTCAAGGGAAAGCCCAAGGGCGTCCCCCACGGCAAGAAGGGCTGAGTCATGGCGCTCGCATCCACCGCCTACTGCAACCAGGCGCTGAACGCCCTGGACGCCAGTGGCACGCCGACCAACCTGGCGACCCACCTGCAACTGCACAGTGCCTCGCCCGGCACCACCGGCGCCAACGAACTCGGGTCCACCACCCGTCAGGCGTGCGCCTGGAACGCCGCCTCCGGTGGCACCAAGACCAACTCGGGTGCGCCGACCTTCACCACCCCGGGCTCGACGGCCGCCACCCACTTCAACACCTGGTCGGCCTCCACCGCCGGTACCTCCGGGCTCGGTGGCGCGCTGACCTCCAGCGTCACGGCGGTCACAATCACGGTCGCCGCCGGTGCACTGACCGCCTCCGCCTCCTGACCTGAAAGGGGCTGCACGATGGTGCGTCCGGTCATCGGCACGTTCAACTGGGGTGACGACCTCAACGCCGACCTCGACTACATCGAGGGCCTGTACCACTCGGTCATCGACGAGGGGGACCGCTCCGGATCGGTGGTGCTGGACGGCAACATCCAGGTCCACGAGATCACCCTGGTCGGAGACACAGACTTCACCCTCAATGGCCCGCCAGGCGCCAGCATGATCGTGAAGGTCAACCAGGACAACGCTGGCCTGTGGACGCTGACGGTCGACGGCATGGAAGCCCTGATCAACACCGGGCCGAACGAGATCACCTACATCGACTTCGTGCACATGCCCTCCGGGTGGATCGGCCGCGTGGCCGACGGTCCGTCCGTGCCCGATACGATCCCAGCATCACCCGACACCGACCCACCCACTGTCCCCACGGGCCTGACCATCACCAGCACCACGTCCCACAGCCTGGCGATCACCTGGGACGAGTCCACTGATGCCGATAGCGCTATCGACCGGTATGAGGTCACCGTCAACAACGGGGCTAGCGTTTACTGGGTTATCTACACCTATCCTCGTACGTGGACCTTCCAGGACTTGGCGCCCAGCACGTCCTACACGGCCAAGGTGCGAGCCGTGGACATCTACCAGAACGCCTCGGCGTGGGCGACAGTGACCGGCTCGACCGCCGCTGGTCCGCCCGACAACCCGCCTAGCGCGCCGACCGGCCTGACCGCCACCCCGAGTTTCACGAGCATCTTCCTCGACTGGACAGGCTCGACCGACGACTACGGTGTGGTCGCCTACCGGGTGTCCGTGGACGGCGGTGCCACCTGGGTCGCTTCCTCGATCACCGACACCGAGTACACGGTCACCGGCCTGGACAACGGCACCCTCTACAGCATCAAGGTGCAGGCGGGTGACATCGCCGGGCAGTGGAGCACGTCGGCCTCGGCGTCCACCACCACACTCACCCCCATCACAGAGAACGCCGTCATCCGACTCAACTACAGCGAGGGCAGCGGTGCCAGCACGAACAACCTGTCGGGCGGTGTCGACGGGGTTATCACCTTCCCCAGCACCGGCTGGGGGATCGGGCGCTGGAACAACGGGATAAAGTCCGCCAACGACAGCAACGGGTCATCCTCCGTGAACTACTCCGCCACGCCTGTCGACCTGGACGCCAACGACGGCTTCACCGTCATGATCGACGTCTGCAACAACGGTGGCGGCGCCGGTGCCGCGCAGGTCATCACCTGGGGCAACAGTGGCGGTGTGGACCTCTACCAGATCTCCTCGACCGGCTCCGGCGTGACATGGAGCGGTATCCGCATCGACCTGCGGACGACGGCCGGGGCAGCCAACTGGACCGACACCCTGCCCGCGACCGTGCCGATGCACGTATCCAACTCCGCCTGGCACAACGTCGCCTTGCGCTTCAACAAGACCACCCTCGCCGTGGACGTGTTCTGGGACGGAGCGATCATCGGCACCCACACCGCCGCTGCCGCCCTGCACAACGGCGGGCTGTGCCACGTCTTCTACACCCACTCCGTGCCCCCGCACGGTGGCAACGTGGACAACCTGCGGATCTTCGACCGGCTCGTCTCCGACAGTGACATCGCTGGGTACATCGCCCAAGAGTTGGTCTCCTGATGGTCCACCTCCTCACCTCGTGCTCCTCCTCCGTGATCGGCCTGGACTCCAAGGTCGACCCGTCCAGTCCGCCCGGCGTGCAGCCCTTGGCTAACTACACTCCGGTGGGAGTCACCGACTGGTCGCTGGTCGTCTCGGAGGAGTTCAACCACAACCCGACCATCCTGAACGAGTGGCTGCTGCGGTTCCACCAAGGCGGTATCGCGTGGTCGACCCGATACCCGGACTGGCTTGCCTACCTGGGCGCGGGGAACACGCTGCACACTGGGAACGCCGGGCTTCCTGAGCAGCAATACTACGCTCGTGAGGGTGTGTCTACCGCTGACGGCGCACTGCGGCTGACTGCTCAGAGACTCCCTATCGCACCTGTGCTCAACCCATACAACGGCTTCTCCGGCGGATTCCGGTACGTCTCTGGACAGATCAACTCCTGGCCTACCCACAACCAGTTGTACGGCTTCTTCGAGGCGCGTGTGAAGTTGCCTGGCGGGCTTTGCCAGTGGCCCGCGTTCTGGATGTTCCCGGAGGAGTGGGACCCGGCCCAGTACCACGAGATCGACATGATGGAGTGCTTTGAAGATGACTCCATCACCACCTTCTCCAGTCACGAAGTGGGGACGACGCTCCCTGGGCTAACTCCTTACGGACTGGGACCGGTGACCTCGTGGCACACGTATGGGGTCGCATGGACGGCAACGGAGTTGATCTTCTTCGGCGACGGTGTCGCTGGTGGAGCGGAGGGCAACGTCGCAGCCGTTCCGCAGATCCCGATGTTCCCGATCCTGAACCTCGCCACCCGCCCCCAGGCCACCAACGCCGACTACCCCGAGCGGATGGTCATGGAAGTCGACTACATTCGCATCTGGGAAGCCAACTAGTGAGGAGACTGCCATGACCCTGCCGGTCTACGACTGTGCAGTCCGCACGTCGGTGGTCGCCTCTGGTGGCGCGCTGGTCCAACTCGTCCCTCCTGCTGCCGCCCTCGGCACCGGCCGGATGCTCCGCATCGTCCGGGTCGCCATCTCCAACACCACCGCCACCGGCTTCGGGGTCGGGCTCGGCATCGCCACCGCCGCCGCCGTCACTCCGGCCACGGCGGGCACCATCCTGCGGCGTGGCAATACCGTCGGTGCTGTCGACGCTGCTTCGGTGTCCTTGGTGTGGACCACGTTCGCCACAACGCCGACGGCGCCTTCTGGCTACAGCGCACGGTTCTGGGTGCCCGGTAACTCGCTCGTCGTGTGGGGGTTCGACAACGGCGAGGAACTGCACATCCCGCCCGCGTCGACACCGCTGCCGTTCTGTGTGTTCAACACCGGCACCGGACAGGTAGCGGACATCACTCTCTCCTGGAAGGAGTGAGTCCAGGTGCCGACCTACGGCACCGGTGCGCCGGGTACAGCGGCGATCTCGACTAACCAGTTCGTCGCCCTCCGCCCTACACCGTCCCAGATCCAGCAGGTGCTGGAAGGCATCACCCGCCCTGCCGCAGACCTGTACGAGAGTGTCATCCTCGCGGACGGTCCCTCAGTCTTCTGGCGACTGAACGACCCGGCAGGGTCTGCCAACGTCGTCGACTCGTCCGGCAACGCCGTCACTGGCTATGTAGCGGGGTCCACCGCCCTCGGCGTATCCGGGCCGGTAGGCACGGCGGTCGACTTCAACGGTGGTCAGATCGAGGCCATCGCCGGGCAGGTCGCCAGCAGTTTCACCTTCACCATCGAGTGCGCGTTCAACCTCGACTCGCTTGGTGGTGGGGTGGTACAGACGCTGGCATCCCTCCGTGGTGCCGGTGGTGGCGCCGACGACTCCTTCCAACTCCGCAACGACGCCGACAACAACATGCACCTGGTGATGTGGAACACCGGCCACACCGCGTCCAACCCGAACATCGGCATCACCCCCTACATCACGGCCGGGACTTGGTACCACCTGGTAGTGACAGTCCAGGCCCCAGGATCGTGGATCGCCTACCTCAACGGCGTGCAGAAGGCGACCGGTGCGACCCCCAACTCGATCTCGGCCTCGGTAGTAACGACCGCGTTCTCCATCGGCAACAACAACGCCGCCCTCATCGCAGCGGGCGGCAATGAACCGGCCATCGGCATGTTGGACGAGGTCGCCTACTACCCGTACGTCCTGACGTCTACCCAGATCGCGCAGCACTACGCGGCCTACACCGGCGCAACCCCAGCAGGGGGCACCGCGAGCATCACCCTGTCCGCCGCAGGCTCCGGTGCGGCGGCATCCGCCGGAACCGCCTCACTGGACCTCTCCGCGACCGGTGCCGCGACGGCCGCATCGGCAGGGACCGCATCACTGTCCCTCTCGGCTGCTGGCGGTGCTCAGGCAACGGCTGCGGGCACAGCCTCCATCTCCCTCGGGGTGACCGGCGCCCGCTACGCCACCGAGGTCCTGGCCGACAGTCCGCTGTTCTACCTGCGGGGCGGCATCAGCGGTGGCTCAGCACTTGACTCGTCGGGGAACGGGCGCGACTTCACCCTGAGTGGGACCACCCAGGTCCCTGGGCTCCTGGTGGGCGACTCGGACCCGGCCCTCGACTTCAACTCCCCGGACGGCGCGAGCCTCAACGACGCCGCGTGGATGGACGTCTCCTCGATCACCGTCGAGACCCTGGTCAACCTCGACAGCATCGCCGCACAGACCGCCTTCGTCACCCGCGACCAGAGTGACAGTGGGACCGACCGTGCATGGGGGTTCCGCTCCGGCTCCGCTGCTGGCGCTGACCCAGGGAAGGTGCAGTTCTACTTCTTTGACTCGGCTGGTGTGCTGCGCGGCGTATACATGAGCACCGGCACCCTCTCCGCAAACACGACGACGCATGTGGCCGCAACCTACGACGGAAGCAAGGTCCGCCTCTACATCAACGGGCTGGTGGACAGCACGGCTTCGGCCTCCTGGGGGACGATCCGCAACGTCACGCAGGGCATCCAGATCGGACGCCGCAAGGTATCGGCCACCCCCACCTTCGATGGGTACATGGACGGTCGCCTGGACGAGGTGGCGGTCTACGACCATGCCCTGTCCGATGCGCGCATCCTCGCCCACTACAACGCCGCCGTCGGCAACATCGCCGCTACCGCCGCCACCGCAGGCACCGCCTCAGTCAGCCTCTCGGCCACTGGTGCGGCTCGGGGCGCCTCAGCAGGCACGGCCTCACTCTCACTCTCCGCGACCGGCACCGCCATCGACATCGAGCCCGCCAGTGGTACCGCCTCCCTGAGCCTGTCGGCGTCCGGCACCGGAGGAGCGACCTCGGCAGGCACCGCGAGTCTCTCCCTGTCTGCTGCTGGGTCGGCGAAGGCGTCGGCCACCGGCACCGCTAGCGTGTCCCTGAGTGCAACCGGAGCCGCCTCCAGCGCACTGTCGGCGGGCGCCGCTACGCTGTCCCTCTCAGGGTCAGGTGGCGCCACGGCTGGGGGGTCCGGCTCGGCGAGCCTGACTCTGAGTGGTAGCGGGGCAGCGAAGGCCGCGTCCTCCGGGACGGCGGCCATCGGCTTGTTCGCATCTGGAGGGGGCGCCGCTTCCTCGTCTGGTACGGCCTCAGTGTCCCTGTCGGCCACCGGCACAGCCACCGGCGCGAGTCCGGCCTCCGGGACCGCCTCGGTCTCGCTCAGCGCATCCGGCGGCGCGACCACCAATGCGACGGGCACTGCCAGCCTGGCTCTCAGCGCCACCGGCGCCGCGTCCGTCGCTGCCCCTGCGGGTACTGCGGCTGTCACCCTGGCCGCCTCCGGTGCGGGTGCTGGTCGTGCGGCGGGCACTGCTGCGGTCAGCCTGTCGGCCACCGGTGCTGGTCGAGGTGTGGGCGCAGGTACCGCCTCACTCTCCCTGGCGGCCAGCGGCACAGCCGGGGCCAGCGCAGCCGGGTCGGCCAGCCTGACGCTGACGGCAACCGGGACCACGACAGCCAGCGCCACCGGAACCGCCTCGGTCTCGCTGTCCGCAGCGGGCACGGCAGCAGCCCGAGCGACCGCCGGGGCAGCCAGCATCTCCCTGTCCGCCGCCGGTACCGCCAGGGCTGCCACGTCAGGCGCTGCGTCCATCACGCTCTCGGCCTCCGGGGCAGTGGTCGCCACCCCGTCCGGCACGGCTGCCCTCACGGTGTCTGCCAGCGGCGGCGCAGCATCGGCAGGGGCAGCGGGCTCGGCCGTGCTGAACCTCGTCGCCGTCGGCACTGGAAAGGCTGCGCTGAGCAGCGGGCTGGCACACCTGGACCTGCTCGCCGCCGGGTCGGCGGCCGTCGCCGCCGCTGGCTTCGCGTACCTCGAACTCTCGGCCACCGGCTTCGTCGGCTTCCTGCCCACCTACCGCGACTGGACCGCCAGCATCCGGCCCTACTGGTACGAGGCGAGCATCCGGCCCAGTCCGGTCGCCACCATCCGGCCCTACTCCAGCCAGGCCATCATCCGGCCCGAGGACGGTGAGCCGTCCGTGCATCCCACCCTGGCTCGTGCCACCATCGACGCATGATCACCCGGGACCTGGAGATGCGGCGCGGCGACCTGAAGCCGGACCTGAAGGTCGACGTCATCGACGAGTTGGGACTCGTGAACTTCACCCTCGCCACCGCCGTGCGGATGATCGGCGTGCTCAACGGCGTCGTGCTGTTCGACCGGCCCGCCACCTCCACCGACCTGGGGGTCGCCACGATGGCGTGGCAGACGGGCGACACCGACGAGCCCGGCACCATCACCGTCGAGGTGGAGGCGATGTGGTCGGGCGGCAAGCCGCAGACCTTCCGCACCCTCAACAAGGTGCGGGTCCTGCCCGACCTGGCCTAGGGCTTCTCGGCAGCCTCGGCCGACTTCCGCCAGGCAGCCTTGGCGTTCAGGGCGTTCTGGGTGGCGGACTTCTTGCGGACCTCCGCCGCCAGCATCCCCTTCACCACGTCGGCGACCAGGGCGTCCTTGTCGGCCTGCGGCCAGTCGTTGTACGGCATAGCGTCCTCCAGTTCCTTCTCCCACGCCTCGAAGTCGAAGATCGTGGCCGTGATGCTCGGCGGGTGCCAGGTCGGGTCCGGCGCGTGGTCCACCAGCCCGTTGCGCTTCTCGAAGTAGTCGACCACCTGGCCCGGGATCAGGTCGCCCACCGGGATCAGGTAGGGACGGTAGCCCAGCGAGATCATGTGGATGTGGTCGATCCACACCCGATTCCCCTGGTCGTCGAACCGCTCCGGCCGGTACCAGGCAGCCCACCCGCAGGCACGGAGGAACCGCTGGGCCTGGAGCCAGGTGAGCCCGACGATCACCACGTCGAACGCACAGTCCTTGTCGTGGGTACCCGCCGAGGCTGGGACGTCGTCGTTGTAGGTGCCCTGGATCAGGAACAGCCGGGCACCCGGGAAGGCTGCCGCCAGCCGCTTCTTCGTGTAGTCCAGGTGGGCGGCGGTGCGCCGCGACATCTTCAGCACCTTCCCGCCGATGGTGGTCTGCGGGTAGGTGATGATCTCGGCGGCGTTGCTCACGTCGACTGCCCGGTCACAGCCGGGTGGTCGGTGAAGTCCTGGCCCTGGCCCCAGTGCCGGACCTCGATGTCCACCATCGCCTCGCTGGAGACGAACCCGACGATGCCGGTCTTGGGGTAGGCGCGGCCACCGAGGTAGATCGCCAGCCGGGTGATGGGCTCGTTCGCGTCGGTGCACACCGTCCAGTGGCGGTACCGGTCGGTCACCTTCTTCAGGTTCTTCTTGTAGCCGGGTGCGAGGACCCGGAACCGCCGGGGAGGAAGGTGTGCGCTGATGACCGCCCGCTGGTTCCCGGTCTTCCGGTTCGTCAGCCGCACCACGGTGATCCACCGGGGCAGCAGGCCCAGCCGCTGGCCCATCCAGAACGGCTGGCAGCCGATGGTCTGGTAGGACTCCTCCACCCGGTACTTGCTGTCGTCCCAGGCGATGGGCGACCCCATCCGGGCCTTGTCCCCCATTAGTGCGCCAGGCTGGAAGTCGCGCCACCCGTGAGGGAGGTGGTCGCGGACCACCACGTCCTTGGCCTCCTGGAGTCCCAGCACGTCGGCGTGCTCGGTGAGGAAGTCCAGGTACTTCGGGTCGCCCCGCCTGGCGAAGTCGGTGTTCGCGGTGCCGAGTCGCATGTCTGCCCCTTTCGACACGCCCAACATACCTGTAAACGGGGTAGTTCTTCGTGAGGCCGATGTTTGTGTGTAGCCTTCCTCTCAGGAACGTCCACCGGTCTTGGCACCTGGGACTCTGCGCTAAGCGCATCGAACCGACCCAGTGACTACGCCAGGAGCCCATCGTGGACAAGTTCAAGGACTACGACAACGACGCACTCGCCGCTCTCCTCGCGGAGAAGATGGCCGCTTTCTTCGCCCTCCGCGACAACGAGTCGTTCGGCTCCGAGGAGGACATCCAGGCCGGTGAGGCGCTGTTCGCCGAGATCGAGGAGATCCAGGCTGAGACCGCCGAGCGCGAGGAGGCCGCCCAGGCCCTCGCCGCCCGCGCCAGCGCCCTGAAGGACGCCTTCTCCACCGCCCCTGGTGAGGACGACGCCGACGACGACGCGGCTGACGACGACCCGGACGCAGACGACCCGGACGCCGAGGACGACGACGACGAGGAGCCCGAGCCCGTGGCCGAGCCCACCGCCGCCGTCAAGGCCCCCGCCGCCGCCACCCGCCAGAAGGTCGCGGCCAAGACCAAGCGCCCGGCGCCGCCCGTAACGGACGGAGGCCCGGTCACCATCACGGCTGCCGCCGACGTCCAGGGCTTCGCCACCGGCTCCCGCCTCGACGGGCTCGCCAACCTCGGCCAGGCCGTGGTCAACCGGATGAGCGGCTTCTCCGCCCCCACCGGTGACGGCACGACCGAGGACCTCCGCAAGTTCGGGGTGGCCTCGATCAACCTGGACTTCCCGAAGGAACTCACCATCGACCGGGGCTCCGACGACATGGAGGTCCTCGCCTACGCGCAGAGCGAGGCCCGGCTGCCGGGCAACTCCCTGACGGCCGCCGCTGGCTGGTGTGCCCCGTCCGAGACGCTCTACGACCTGTGTGCGCAGGAGACCGCCGAGGGCATCCTCTCGGTCCCCGAGGTCAACGTGAAGCGGGGCGGCATCAAGTACACGACCGGCCCGGACTTCTCCACGATCTACTCGGGCGTCGGCTTCCTCCAGACGGAGGCGCAGGCCATCTCCGGCACCAGCAAGGCGTGCTACGAGGTGCCCTGCCCGTCCTTCACGGACGTCCGGCTGGACGCCATCGGCATCTGCATCAAGGTGCCGATCCTGCTCAACTCGGCCTACCCCGAGGTGACGCAGCGGATCATGTCCGGCTCGCTGATCGCGCACCAGCACAAGGTCAACGCCTCGGTGATCAGCCGGATGGTGACCCTGGCCGGTGCCGCCAACACCTACGTCGACTTCGGCGGCACCGCGCAGAACACGCTCGCCAGCCTGGAGTACCAGGCCGACCGGCTCCGCCAGAAGTACGTGCTGTCGATGAGCCAGTCGATGGAGGTCGTGCTGCCGTTCTGGATCAAGGGCGCGATCCGCTCCGACCTGTCGCTGCGGACCGGCACCGACGTCCA